GAAAAAAGATGAAAACCAATCTGTTCATGGTGGCGGCTATCGTCTTTTTTCTAAGATTAACAAATGTGAATGCGTCTCAAGAACAAGACGATTCAGCATTTGATAGTCGGATAATCAACAGCGTAATTAGCGAATTACGGGGAAAGATAGATGGATGCGAGATACTGGTAGATAGTTCGGGCACACTGGTACTATTACCTATCTCGGAAGAGGCGGAGTTCAGTTGGGAAGATAGCGAACACGCGATGAGTATTATTGACGTACTCACAAAATATAATATCAGAACAGAGATATCGGATAGTAGAGCGGCAAATCGTGCCGGTAATCTGGGAAATAACGTAACGTTACTAGACCCTGACGACGCTTTCTCGGCAGGTATAAGATTGGTTAGGCTGCCACACGTACCTGTTAGACAAGGAGTGACGACCCCAGCGGTACGTAATAATACCTACCGGACGCGCTCTACAGCGACAATAGAAGCATCGCATGACAACGCGGACAACTTGAGGCGACTATCAAGGAGAGCTCAGTGGTTTAGTCCCCTGGGAGTCGACGGCTACTGGGATAAGAACTGCCCGGGTGATGAACAAGGGTACAGTCAAGATACTGCTGATCCCGGGTGCTCCAATTATGCGTCCACTTCATATATGAAGTCAACTTTAACACATAATTGGTGCAGGTACAGACCTGCAGGTATCTCGATATGGCCACACCATAATTGTCAAAGCGGAGGAAAAATACATACCTTATGGGCCCAGGACGTAGCACAGGCTGTATCAACAAGAACGCTTATTCATGGCAACAACCAGTCACCTATGCAGTGAATGATCCCGGATGTGGTTATATATGATCAAACCAGTCCAATTTAGAGCAAATAAGATATAGAACACATGTAGTATATACATATGTATTATTTATTTTATTAAGTTATTTAAAAAAAAAAAAAAAAAAAAAAAAAAAAAAAAAAAAAAAAAAAAAAAAAAAAAAAAAAAAAAAAAAAAAAAAAAAAAACAACAACCAAACCAAACCAAACACAAAACAAAGCAAAACAACCTCACCCTGAGTATAACTGGTGGCACTCTTGAGCAACCCTAGGGTAGAGACGGATTGACACCCTCTCGGCGCTACACTAATGTGTAGAGCTTTAGTCCGTGAACACTTACTGGTACGCAGGCACACGTTCCGTGGCTTGTTTAGACCAAATTCACGTACGCTATGTTAATATAGACGGAGTGAGGTTAACCGTCACGGTTTCAGCTTTATTAACCTAGCCAATAGTATCTCAATAAATAATACTGCGCAACAGTTGGCAGTTAACACGTGATATCTTACAAAACACGCCAGGTACAGTCACATGACGCTACTGGCAGTATAGAGATAGTGTTAAAATGTACAGCTTCCACGTTCAGTAAGTAATAGAATAGACGCTTCGTCGTTCGTACTACTGACTGTGCCGCTGGTATATTAGAGGTTCTATTCATCAGTGATATCCAAGCAGATAAGGTATAATTGCAAGAAGATATTATGAGCTAATCGGGTCGGAATTGACCTATAGCCATGGCTTATTATACAACGTATGATTCAGAAAGTTGACGTCAAACCTTACCTTATGATCAGTCGGCGATCCATATATAACTTCACCGAGCGAGTGTCTAAGATTGAAAGACATTGGATATCACACAAAACGAGACGAAGAAAAACCAAG